ACGGCGCTCACGACGCTGCATTTGGGCAACAACTTTATCCGCGATGCGGGGATGAACGCTCTTGCCGGTGCCCTTCCCTCCCTGTCGGCGCTCAAGATACTGGGTTTGAACAACAACTCCTTCCGCGAAGCGGGTGCGGTCGCCCTTGCCGGTGCGCTTCCCTCCCTGAAGGCGCTCACGACGCTATATTTGGGTGGCAACAGATTAAACGCTGAAAGTAAAGCTGCAATTGAAGCTGCAATTGAAGCTGCAAGTAAAGCTGCAATTGAAGCTGCAATTGAAGATACTGTTGGTGATAAGTGCAGGGTATACATTGGATGATACTTTACAAAGTATCATTCTAAAATAGAAACCAAACTAGATAAAGAAAAAAGAGCTCCGCTTTTTTTTCTTTATCTAGTTTAGAAATGGCAAAAGTTTCACGCAAACAGCGCCGATCCTTGCGAAAGAGGCGCACTTCTCGCCTTCGACGGCGCCAACGGGGTGGAGGAGGAGATGGTGGGCCGAATGGGAATGATCCGGCCTCAATACCCCAACCGCCACTATCCGCTAATAGAAATGATCCAAGGATTGGTCCCGATGAAGGAGCAGCCGCTGGTGGGGCAGGTGCTCCTCCAGCAGCATCTGCAGCTCCAGTATCAGGTGTCGTAATAAACAGTCTTGCTCAACTTTCCATTCTCACTCAATTTAATACTATTACCGTGCTGAATTTGGAATTCAACAACATCGCCGATGACGCGATCACCCTTGCCGCTCGGCTTCCCTCCTTTACGGCGCTCAAGACGCTGAATTTGCACGGCAACAAAATCAACGACGCGGGTGCAATAGCTCTTGCCGCTCAGCTTCCCTCCCTGAGGGCGCTCACGACGCTGAATTTAAGCAATAACTCCTTCCGCGAAGCGGGTGCGATAGCTCTTGCCGATGCGCTTCCCTCCCTGAGGTCGCTCACGACGCTGAATTTGAACGGCAACAACATCGGCCACGTGGGCGCGGAAGCTCTTGCCGGTGCGCTTCCCTCCCTGACGGCGCTCACGACGCTGCATTTGAGCTACAACTCCATCAACGACGCGGGTGCGATAGCTCTTGCCGGTGCGCTTCCCTCCCTGACGGCGCTCACGACGCTGAATTTGCGTGTCAACAGCATCGGCCCCGCGGGTGCGAAAGCTCTTGCCGATGTGCTTCCCTCCCTGACGGCGCTCACGACGCTGGATTTGAACGGCAACTACATCGACGATGAGGGCGAGGGCGCAACTGCCCTTGCCGGTGCGCTTCCCTCCCTGACGGCGCTCACGACGCTGGATTTGTACGGCAACAAAATCAACGACGCGGGTGCAATAGCTCTTGCCGGTGCGCTTCCCTCCCTGAGGGCGCTCACGACGCTGAATTTGGGCTCCAACATCATAGGCCCCGCGGGTGCGAAAGCTCTTGCCGATGTGCTTCCCTCCCTGACGGCGCTCACGACGCTGAATTTGAACGGCAACTACATCACCGCCGTCGGTGAAGCTGCACTTCAAGCTGCTGCAAGACCTGGGTGCAATATAGACTTTTAATGATAATTTGCAAGTACTAGTAGAATGAACGAGCACACTCTCCTTCACATTGCCCATTTGTTAATCTTGGGTCCATTTTTGCTCTATATCGGTTTTGGTTACCCTATTCCGTTACAAGCTGTAGCTGCTGTAGGCCTATTTGTAATCCTCTATCAAGCCTATAAAACGTATAAAAAATATAGTGGTGGAGAATCTCTTTGGGTCAATCTCTTTCACGTGTTGGTGGTGGGTCCGGCTTTACTGGCCTACGGGTTGAGTGGTCAACGGTACCTCCGTGAATTAATCTTGATGTTAGGATTTGCTGCCATTGGGTATCATGGGTATTATTTAGTAACATAAAAAATCTACAATGTAACGAACTAATTCTCTAGGAAGAACTGAACCGGTAAGAGCTAATTCAACTTGACGACGATCTCGAAGATATGCACGTTTTGCTATCTCTCTTTTTTCAGTATCATGAAAACGATGTATGGGAATGCAGTAATACCGCATTTCCATAACTCTAACACATGAATAATCCGTTGGTAAAGTAATCTGTGCGATATCTGGATTGTAGAGGTCGAATGGTTCAAAGGAGTAACAATGGACAACATCGCAAAACCGTTGCATACAATATCCAATACTATTATGATAGTACTCAATAAAGACAGCAGATATTATAGGAGAAGAAGGAAAATTATATAGAATTGGATCTTCCTCTGATTTAGCATAAAAGACGTATCGTCTTCCTGGTATTAATGGATCATCTGGAAAATCTTCCATTTTTTAACTATAATTTATATTTATTAGTATCTATCAATTTTATACACTCCTACGGGGCGAGGCTGCAGCAGGGAATCTAGCGGCTCCGCCGCTAGATTCCCTGCTACTGTCTTCCTCCCTTTAGGGAGGAAGACAGCATTCTTGTTTACAAACGGGGCAGGTTGTATGCGTTGTTAACCAGATAGCGATCGCATCCTTATCAAACACGTGATAACAACTTGTGACTGTTGCAGAATCTGTTGTAATAGGTTCCATTGTAATAGGACAATCTTGCTTCTTCTCAATCGCTTCTTCTATTAAAAGATTTCTAACAAAGGTTGGAATGGTAGAACTAGTTGAAGTGGATGCTGCTTTGGGAGGAACATATAAATAGGGGATAAATGCTGCATTTTGCACGGCCAATCGACTTACTGCTTTATCACTTGTTTTTACACGATCCATCCATTCCAAAGCAGCAGGGGATTCATAAATTGCTACTGAACAATTTTTATTATAAGTACAATTTTTTGCACAATTTGAAATTTTCATCACCGGAAAAATAGGTGACATACTATTTCCATTCTTTTTACACAACCAAGCTTTTTGAAACCATGTACAAAAGGAAAACTGAGCATTTGCTATGTACACTTCTGTAGGAGGTTCTTCTGGATTTCCAGTAGTATTAAAATAAAAGGGTACAATTCGTTCTGTTTTATACGGTTCAATAATATGGTATGATTCTGCCATTTTTATACGAAACATACCAAATCGTTTTTGTTTTTCATAATAAATTGCAAAAATAGGATATAAAAAATTCTTATAGTCCATCCCCCATACGGAAGGATTGGATGTCATGGGTGTTGGATAGATTCCAATATGTTTTTCCATCTTATACTATACTATAGTATGAGATAGACTTTTAAATCCCGTAAAGAATTTAATTCTTATGGAATCGTGCTACAATTACAGATCCAACTTTTCAGGAAGAGGTTTGATAGTAATTTTATAATGGGTTTCAATTTCATCCTGAAGATGCTTGTCTCTAGAAGTAACCAAATTAATGGATGTTCCTTTACGACCGTAACGACCGGTACGACCGATACGATGAATATAGTTTTCACGATCAGGTAACTCATAATTAATTACGAGAGACACCTGTTGTACGTCAATACCACGGGCCAATAGATCGGTAGAGATGAGAACGCGGCAGTCTCCATTGCGAAATCGTTGCATTCGTTCTGCTCGTTGATGGGTGGCCATATCGCCATGAATACATTCTAGATCGAATCCATTCCGCTTCATTTCAGCTGCCAGTTGTTCTGCTTTTCCACGAGTATTGCAATAAATCATGGCTTGGGTAATTTTAAGATTTTCATAAAGATCAATCAGGGTAGGAAGCTTGTGTCGCTCGTCCTCCAAGAAAATTTGATATTGAGAAATTCCATCCAAGCTTACCTTTTCAGGAGGTAGAAGAATTTCAATCGGATCTCTCAAGAACTTCTTCGCCACTTTTACAATGTCTTCACTCATCGTAGCACTAAAGAGGGCACATTGAGTGGTATCCGAAAATCCCTTCTCCATAATGCAATGGACCTGTTCCAAGAATCGCTCTTCCAACATCTGATCTGCTTCATCCAAGATAAGGACTCTAACACTTCCTGCTGAAAATGCTTTGCGTTCCAATAGATCGAAAATGCGTCCAGGAGTTCCTACTAGGAACTGCACCCCGCGTGAAATAGCACGAATATCCTCGTGCACCGGTTTTCCACCCGTTGCACAAAAGACAGAGACTCCCATAGGACCTCCTAGTGCCGTAGCCACCTTTGTAGTCTGTTCAGCCAGTTCACGAACCGGTGCAATCACCAATACTTGAACCGTCTTTACCGCTGGATCAACTCGTGACAAAGATCCAATCGTAAAAGTACCCGTCTTACCAGTGCCCGATTGAGCGTGGCCTAGAATATCACGTCCTTTTACCATCGGAATAATTGCCAATGATTGAATCTGCGATGGCTTCTCAAAGCCATAGGCATAAATTCCTCGCAACAGTTCATCAGGTAGTCCCATCGTATCAAATGATTTATGTTCTTTCAATTCTACTGCTGCGGTTGTTTCATCCATTTTACTTGTTTTAGTATGCAGTTTCATCTTTAAGCTACCTCTTCATTTTTATTAGTGAATAAAAATGATACTTTTTCTTTTCCTATACAATTGTATAAAAATCATGACCATTCCCAAGTTTCCTTCGCTTTCAGCAACCTCCTCCACAGGCAAGACCAAAGTATGGTCCATTAAGGTCGTAGACCGCTCTGGTGTCGGTGTCATTGTGACCAAACACGGGTACGAAGATGGAAAGATGGTAGAAAATGAACGATTAGTCACCGTCGGTAAAAACATTGGAAAATCAAATGCAACCACTCCTGTGGAACAAGCGGTGAAGGAAGCCCAATCCGATTGGAATAAAAAGCACGATGCTGGATACCGTCCTGAGGAGGAAGAGGCGGTAGGGGGAGCCGGTGCTCCTCCTGCAACCTTTACACCGCCGTTGCCCATGTTGGCCCTGGATTACCACAAGCGTGGAAAGGATATTATCCTTCCTTGCTATGCCCAACAGAAGTTGGACGGTGTTCGATGCCTGGCCATATCTGGCAAAGGATTGTACAGTCGATTGGGAAAGAAGTTTCCCCATCTTGAAAATATTTTGAAAGAAATTAATACTCTCCCCGCTGGAACCATTCTGGATGGAGAACTCTATTCGGATACTCTGACCTTTCAAGAAATTGTTGGATTGGTCAAGAAAGAAACTCTTCTTCCCAAAGATCTTCCCAAGATGGAAGAAATCTTTCTCTGGGTTTACGATACCATCCGTGATGGAACCTATACTGATCGCAAGAAGTGGTTGGATACGTTGTTTGAAAAGAAATTTAAACACCTTCGGCAACTTCCTACAGATGAGTGCAAAGATGTCGAAGATATCCGTCGCCTCCATGCAAAATATGTAGAGGAGGGCTACGAAGGATTGATGCTGCGAAACAAAGCGGGGCCGTATAAGATTGGTCACCGTTCTAAGGATTTGCAAAAGTACAAGGAATTTCAAGACGATGAATTTGAAGTGATTGGATTTACCGAAGGCGATGGAATCGAAAAGGGTTGCGTCATTTGGACCTGTCAAACTAAGAAAGGAGCCTCCTTTAGTGTTCGCCCACGGGGGACTCATGAGGAACGTCAAGAATTATTCAAAAAGGCTAAAACATTTGTAGGAAAGAATTTAACAGTTCGCTTTCAAGAATTAACGGATGATGGAATTCCACGATTTCCTGTGGGAATTGCCTTCAGGGATTATGAATAATATTGAAGAAACTTTTTACAATCTATAGAACCTCTAACAAAATGGAGAAACTCAATCGTGTCTTTGAACGACTATTTGGAATGACCTATGAAGATTGGCATTTTACTGAGTTTTGTGAAGCCGAACGAGCCTATGCTCATGCCAAACAATTTTATCGTCAAAACTTGGCTAAACGGAATAAATGGAAGAAAGCCAAATACCGGTATCAACTAGCAATGGTGATTCTAGAAACGTATGAAAGATTTGAACTATTGTTTTCGACGAACTGAAGGTGGTTTCTTTGGAAATCCCTTTGAACGACCTTCTCTGGTTAATGGATTCTTATTCTTATTCTTATACGTTGATTGAACATTTTTTACACGAATTGGTGAAGGTACTTGAGAAATGTATTCAGGATGTAAAATTGGTTCAATTGATTCAATCGGTTGTATATTTGTACGTAGTTGATTATGTACATTCTTTATAGTTATGTTCCTTTTACTATTACGCTTGTATTTAGTAACATTTGAACGAATTTGTGACCGTGTAAGGGTTGGAGGTGTATAGGTAGTTTGACCTCCATTCTTTTTTGAAGCAGTTTGAAATCCATTATTTCCCGCAGCAAGATTCATCTTCTAAGGATGGGATACAAAATGATAAATATTGAAGTAGGTTATTTTAATTTAGGGGACTCTAACAAAATGATTACAGGCATCCCTCGTGAAGGGGGGGAGGGCAGTAGCAGTAAGTTCAGCGGCGCTGAACTTACTGCTGCTGCCAAGAATGTGGTTGGAGAATCAATTATGGTCTGCATTGTAGACTTGGTGAATCGAACTCGGCAAGGGACTTCTAAATCAGGAGTGCCGTTGTACTTGGCGCATCCATTGGATCCTTTGTATCCTCCTATTTTGGTAGGAAGTCGTGAAAAAGATTTAACTTGTAATAAATTTGCAATGGTGAAAGTGAAGGGGTACGAAGAGGCGTATCGGTGGCCACGGGGGGAACTTCGAGCCTGGATTGGACCTGTAGGGTCTGCAGAGGCTGAACGAGCTGCAGTAGTGGCCTGGGGGGCCCCCTGGGCTCCCTCGCCGCCTCTCTTTACCTTACCGGTTGCCGAGGTACTTCCTTTGTTAGACTGGCCCACCTCTAACATTGATCCATCGGGTTGTAAAGACATTGATGATGTAATTTCTTGGAGAAACGAAGATGGAAAAGTGGTTGAAGTTGCTATTTCCATTGCAGATGTCAGCTCCTTTCTACGAAGTGGAACTCCTGAAGATCTTGAGGCGTCTCGACGAGGGCAGACTCTCTATGCCGCTGGAACCGTTGTCTCCCCTATGATTCATCCTGTGATCAGTGAAGGAGCCGCCTCTTTAAAAGCCGATGGCATCGCCAGACCGGTTCTTTCCCTGCATTTACCTTCTCTTGAATGGAAACGGCATTTACTCATTAATCAAAAAACCTATACGTATGAAACAGCTCCTAAGGAATTGAAAGAAGTCTTTGCATTTTGTGGAGCCAAGACGGACGATCCTCATGAATGGATTGAACGAGCCATGGTGCTTTACAATGTAGAAGCTGCCAAACGATTGAAAGGAATTGGAATTCTTCGTACCCAAGCTCCACCGGAGGCAGCCAAAGCGGCTCTCTGGGCTATGGCAGCCGAAGTAGCCAAGGAGCCCTCTTTGGCTCTGTTAGGCTATTCTGCCGGACTCTATGCCAAAGAAGGAGCCCATTGGGCCTTGGGAGAAGAAGCTTATTGTCATGCAACTTCTCCTCTCCGACGATATGCTGATGTAGTAAATCAACGATGTTTACTAGCTTTGTTACAAGGAGTAGAACCTCTACCATCGTCTCCTGAATTAGTTGATTTGTTGAATGAAAGGGGTCGCATTGCAAAGCAACTCGGCCGCTTTCTTCTCTGCATTCCTCTTGATACACTCGTAGAAGGAGAAGGAATTGTAATTGATTGTAAAGAATTGAAAGTAGGAGTTTATTTTATCCCGTGGAGATCTCGGATTTCGGTTCGACTCTTAGAACCGTATAGCGGATCCATTGGAGATCGTCGTTTGATCAAGGGATTTTGCGATACTACTATTCCAAATTTGAAGCGGCGAATGGTGTGGAAGATCCACTGCATGTAGCCGCTACTATTTTTGTATAATTTCAAGAGTTCCTGTAAATTCTCCATCTTCTTGTATAAGAAGATCACTTATTGTATAATACTGTAATAAATTTTCCAAGATTGCCTTAATTGCAGCATTCCGATCAGCAGCTGCTGCTGATGCTGCTGCTGCTGCTGCTGCTGCTGCTGCTGCTGCTGCTGCTGCT